CAGAATAGATATGGCAAAGACGACCGGCGGCAGGTCACGCGCCATGCGAGCTATGTACGACTCGCCAACAATATCAAGGTTGTCGAGGGTAGAGACACGCCAAAAGGCAAAGGCATTGCACTGTAACTCACGGATCTTCTTAGCATACGACTTCGACTGATTAATCATCTGCATGTCGAAGTCCTGTTCTGGGGTAATGAGATACTTATGACAGAAAATCAATTCCGCTTCTTCAGGCGTGATGAGTTTGTAGTTTACGGCCATGTCGAGCATCGCTTTGTTAATGCGCTTGCCGTAGTTAGGAAGAATCTTAAACGGCCCTTCGTGGTTCATCATGGCTTCTGCCTTGATGCGGATTGCCTCGATATCCTCCGGACGCTGTACGATAGGCACACACTTATCTTTCTCGGCTGCATCCATCAGATCATTGTAGTAGATGACGCGCTCGGCATACGCCTGCAATTCATCCTGGATTTCACGATAGGTCTTATCCACCAACGGGCCTGTGTCCGGATGTGCGTCGAGCTTATCCTCCTCCTTTTCGAGCCAGTTGCCCTTGCTGGTCAATGAGGCATCAGAGGCAAAGAAGGTGCTCTTGAACATCGGGTTATCCTCGGTGTAGCCCAGATTGCCGTAGGGGTCAACAATACCCGACAGGGCAGGCATAACCTCACCATCGAGTTTCGATTTCGACATGAACTTACACTCATCAGCCACAATGGAATTGGCTGTAATAGAGTTGGCAGATCCGGTGACGGCGAGTGAAATGAGTTGCCAAAGTGTACCATTGGCAAACCAAATGCAGTTATCCCAGGTCTTTGGCTTAATGATCGGCGACTTCACCCAACGAGGCGGTTTGCCCCATCCGAAATGACGGCCCTCCTTCAGTCCGAAGAAACGCTCAATAGCTGCTATCGTACCTGGCACGGTACGGGTGTATAGCTGCTTGCGCGAGTTACCAAGCCAGATGTTCGTAGCACGGGGCATAGACTTCGACACCCGATAGATGCGAGGGCCTAACGTGCCATCAGTCTTACCGAAACGACGGGCACCAAGTAAGCGTCCGTCGCGCACGTTCATTAAATATATAAGGTATTGCTTATAATTTAAATAGACCTTCCTCATGGCAATGGATCTTCGTCAAACACATCCTTTTCTGGTTCCTTATCACCTTCTTCGTCGGGCATTTCCCAGGTGCCGTCGCTGTTCTGAATCATGTCAATCACCTGTTTGTCGGTCAGACCATAGCGACGGGCCAGTTTCTTACGCTCTTCGTCAGTGTAGTTCACACGGTCACGTTTCACGACAGAGACATCATGCGTCAGCACAATATCCGAGTCAGGCATCTGCTCCTCCGCATCATCCTTTTCCTTGAAGCCGTTGTAGAGATCCATCTTCAGGTCTGCACCTGACTTCACACTTCTGGGGTCGCCCATTTTCATGCCCTCGCGGATTAGCCAGTCTGAGGCATCCTGCACCTTCGCACGTTCGATGTTATCCATCGGCACCTCAAAGCGTCCGATGATATGATTGAAGAGTGCGAGGTCATTGCTAATCTCGGTCGGTGTACGCGGAATGCCAGGGCGCACATTCATGGCATCTACATACTCCTGGGCCTTTGCGTCACCCTCGGCAGCACGACGGAGTAAGATAGGGTACTCACGGGCTGCAATGTTACGGAGCACATCAGAGGCACGGAGTTGCTTATCCTGAAGCCATCGCTGATAGACCTCATAGGCGAGCATGGCACGGAAACGCTGGTCGGGCGACATCACCATCTTTTCGATGGAAATGCCACCTAACAGCCAACGTTCGACCTTATCAAAGTATTTCTCTGAGGGCTTCGACATTACGCAATACCTTTGGCAATATGCTTACGTTTGCGCTTATTCTGCTTATCCTTACCTGTGCGCATCAGGTACTCGCCATATTCCTTGGGCGACATGCCGTAGTTACCGGCGATACGCAGACCACCGCCACCAGGGATGGTAGGATTCTGAAGATACTGCTGCACCGTCTGACCAGGATTAGCACGCTGTGCCTGCTGGCCCTGCTGATTGAGGTAACGCTGCGGAGCCTGTTGTGTGACTTGCTGGCCTTTGACCTGCTGCATAGACTGTTCAGCCAACTGCTGACCCGATGGTGATGATACCAAACCCAGAGCACCGGCAGCCATAGCGCCGAGTACTGTCATAACTTTACTCTTCTTCATTTTTCTTTGATTTTTTGTTATTAATAGTATAATTTTCCGCATCCTTACGGGCTGCTTCCAAAACGGGATAGTAGTGCTTTGCCTCTTCCTCACCAGCCAGTTCCACCAGCTGCTGATAACGCTCCTCCATCGTCTTTACACGGCGAGGGGTGTTGAGCTTATCCTTACGGGTGAGATACTTAATGAGGTCGGCGATTTCCTTCTTCTTCTTTTCCTCGGCCTCGCGGATCTTTGCCTGCTCAGGGTCGTTACGCTTGATGTCGTCGATGACCTGCTGTTTGATGGTAGCCTTCTGCTGGTCATCAAACTTATCCCAATACACACGGAGCTTGCTACGCCACTCCTGCGGGTCGGCCTTCGCTGCCTGGATCTTCGCGATATAGGTGGTATCTTCCTTCAGACGTACATAGACATGAGCCAGTTCGCTATCCACATGTTCATAGATACTCTCGTACTGCTGCTTATACGTCACGGCATCTTCAGAATAAGGTGCCACCTCTTCCTCCGGCTTACCAGCCAGAGCAAGCGCCTTTGCCGTTGCCGCACAGTCGGATTCCTTCTGACGCAAATCACGCACAGTCTCTACGGCCTCCTGAAGGGCAGGGGAGAGCAACCACTTGATTTCATCCAGGCGAAGCAGCGTGCCACCACCCATCGAGCCAGAGACCGATTCCGTGTCGGGTGTCTCTACAACGGGGATATCACTCTTTTTACCAAACAGCGTCTCTTCCTTTTCCTCCTGTTCCTGGCGCTCCTTCTCAGCCTGCAACTGACGGGCAGCCTGTTCATCCTTCGTAGGACGGCCCACATGGGGAGTCAGAAGATTGGGGTCGTTAAGATCCACGGTTTTCATCATACCTATCATACCCTGTACCTCCGTGGCCACCTTATCGGCATAGCGACGGAGCAATTTACAACGGGCTCCATAATCCTTAAACCTGAGAGATTCCTGTACGAACGCACGGCAGTAGGCAAACGGCTCCATCATGTGAAGGCCGCGCTCAAACTCCGCAAACAGTTCGCCGGTCACGCCCTTCTGCTCAATCTGCGGCAGAGTGGCGGCATACCATTGCTGAAAGTCGGACAGCCAGGAAGTACGCTCCTGCTGCGACATCTGATTGAATAATTTTTTTTCCATACTTTTACTTTCGATGTTCGATATTCAAATTCACGTAAGCAAAGGTAGGAAACCTATCGGGGAAGTACGTGACAAAAATCGGGGATAGAAAAAACCCGCATCGGGGATAGTCCTCGGTGCGGGCCTTATGATTGTAAACGAAACGCGCTTACTGTGCAGAAACCAGCAGTGAATCCCAGCCGTCTGCTGGAGCGGTCACGTACAGGTTCTGATACAGAACACCGTTCAGGTGGAACTCCAGTGTGGTCTGGCGGTCGTCAGAGGTAGCAGCGCCCGTGTCGGATGAGATACCGCCCTGCTCCACCTTCACGCGATGGTTGGGATCGTACATAATTTGCGTGTCGCCAGTCTGACCATCAGGAACGATGATACAGATGTCGAGGTTGTTCAATGCACGGCTCAACTCAGCGATACGTTTGTTGACGCTCTCAATGGTAGCATTGTAGGTGAGGTTGAAACCACCGTTGTTACCCTGGCTCTCGCCCTTGATCTGCTGTGTCTCATCCTTCAGGTCGAACTTATACAAGCCCTTACCGCTCTTGAAGGTAGGAGTAGAGTAGATGCAACCGCTAAGAGTCATAGGAGCAGCGAGGTCGCCCTTCACGAAGTAATATGCTACAGCCGATGTACCACCGATGTTTTCGAGGCAGTTCTCTTCATTCAGGTAGTCGGCCAGCTCAGGACAATTAATATTTGCCATATTCTTACTCTTTTTTAATTGATTACTTAATGCAGAAAAATAAAAAGCGGAAGGGCCGGAGCCCTCCCAGACTTTTTTACTGATAGAAGGCGGTGATAGCCATTGGCATACCGGTAGCGGTGATGGTGATCTCCTTCTCGGTCTTGCCGTTGCTCCACTGCTTGAACACCTTGTGGCCTTCGGCAGAGCCTTCAACAGCCTTCAGGGTAATCAGCGCGTTAGGAGCGAACTCCAGGGCCTTCGGATAATCCTGACCGTTCACCTGTACCTTAGCACCCTCATCGGCACCGTCGAGGGTTACAACCAACTTAGAGTTCTCGTAGTCACCATTGATGACGTTCTCAGCAATAGAGCCATCGCTCATCACGAATGCGCTGGGGAGCGGATTCATAATGCGGGTGCCCTGGATTGACTGGATCTGGAAGATCACATCCTGAGCGTCCTCATCCGAACCGAACTGAGTCTTAACAAAAGACTGGTTGTTTTCAGAATCCACACCATACTGGAGGTTTCCAGGTATTGTGGCCATCATACGGGTACCAACACCCCAAGCGTCAGAGGGACAGAACTCTACACGAGGCATTTCAGGCACGGTGAAGTTGCCATTAGGCAGGTAGTTCACCTTAGCATTGCCGTGATACTTGTTGGCATAACCCTGAGCGATGTAGAGACCACGCAGGATGTCAACATGCAACTTCACGAGCTTCTGCTGACGGAGGCGACCATCCCACTTGGTGTACCACTCCAGAGCGGTGTCGAACGGAGTAGAGTCGTGGGCATCGGTAGGAGCAGAGATAGCGTCGCAAGGAATCAGGTTCTTATTCTGTACGCTGATAATGCCGTCGGCAATATCATGGGCCATGTCAGTATGGAAACCATCGTACAGAGAGAGCTTCTGCTTGTCCTCATCGAGGCTGTCCTCATTCTCCATGTCACCGAAGAAGAGGTTGCTCTTCAAATCCTCTGCGTAGCTCTTCAGGATTGCCTCTACTGCTACGGTTGACATGGGGTATTCGCCACCAGGCTTGCCGTCTGTACCAAAGACAGTCTCAACGTAGTTGTCGATGTTGTCTTTGTAACGGTTCCATGTCAGCTTCGCAATCAGGGTGCGCTCCTTCAGGAAGCCAATCTTGTTTTCAACGGGTGTACCAACCTTCTTACGGCGAGTGGTACCACCCTTACGAACCAACAGGTGATCAGTCTTTTTGAACTGTACGCCTGAAATCACACTAATACCAAGACGGTCGAGCAGTTCGGGATCCTCGTAAGCGGGGCCCATAATGATCTGCTTACCAACTTGCTCGGCTACGTGGGTCAGCGCCTCACGACCGATGAACTCTGGAGCTTTGTTGTCAGCCATAATTCTAATGTTTTTAAAGGGTTAATAATTGGAAATGCTTAAACTTGGTGAGCCTTCTTCCATGCCTCACGAATCTCCTTATTCTCCTTTGGAGACTTAGAGTGGTCGTAGGCAGGCATACCACCTTCCTCAGCAGCGGGAGCTTCTGCACCCTGGCCATTGTTGGCGGGAGAGCCACCCTTCTCAGCAGCGGGAGCGGCAGTCATAGCCTCGATCTGACCCTTCTGGTCGGCGATAATCTGATTGGCTTCGTCGAGCTTTGCCTGGAGGTCTTTTGCTTCACCCTCGGCTTTCTCGCGTGCATCCTTCTCCGTCTGGAGAGCTTCAGTGTGCTCAGTGTTGAGCTTTTCGATGGCCTGGTTGTGCTCCTCATTGAGGTTAGCAATGGCCTGCTCGTGAGCTTCGTTCAGTTCCTTCTCACGGTTAGCGACAGCTTCCTCACGCTCAGTCTGGGCGTTGTCAACCTGTCCCTGAAGGGTCTGAATCTTTTCCTCAGCAGCAGCCTTTTCAGTGGCATGCTGTTCAAGAGTCTGGTCGAGTGCGTCGAGCATTTCGGGTACGAAATGTGCGCCTTCCTCGGTCTGTACCAGTTCCTCTACACCGCAAGCGGTGGCAATGTTCTTGTACTCTTTCATACTGTTGTTATTATTTGGGGTTAAAGAATTAGCATTAGCGGCTGGTGCGGGGTCATCCTTTGGCACGTCATCCTCCGGAGCCACCGGCTTTACACGAGTGATAGGCTCGGCAGAACCGTTAGCCACCTCAAAAGCACGGGTAATCACCTCACCCAGCGTCATTTGTCCGTCACACAGGATGCCAGTCACCTTATCAGCCTCGAACACCTTACCATGGATGTGCTCTTCCTTAGCAGCAGGGAAGGCAGCCTGAATGTCCTTACGGAACTGTACGCCATCCTCCTTCAACTCTTCGATGAGCACCTTATCATTCTTCGGGTCATCGGCGAGGTCACGATACCATTTGTTTTTGTCATAGGACTCAGGATCGTAGAGCTCATGGAAGGTCTCATTGGTGTACTTGTTTGTAGTACCATTCTTCTCGGTGTAGAACACAGCCATCACACCGATAGAGCCAAACAAATCTTTGGGGTGCATGTAGTACACTTCATCACAGACAGAAGCGAGATACATAGCTGCTGATGCACAAAGACCGTCAACGAAGGCATACACCTTCTGACCACGCTCATGCGCATACTCGATAGCCTGTTTAAAGTCATTGATAGCCCAAGCGGAACCACCAGGGGAGTTGATGACAAAGACATGTGCCTTGCAGAAC